CCAGTGAAGGTGCGAGCAGTGGCGGGATTCGGGAGCTGAGAGAAAGTAAACTTGACCTCAGGCTTAGTCTCTCGGCTGAGCTTCTTGACTTGCTTGGCGAGTTGTGCGACAGTAGCCTTCTGCTTGCGGCCCACACGGCGAGCCCCAGAGCGACGAGCACGACCCACAGAACTGGCGGTGTTAGAAGTAGTGTCGGATCGTACAACACGTGGCATTTTAGTTCAGAAATGATTGAAATTTGTGTTCATCATAGAAAAAAAAAAGCAAGTTTATATATTAGGGTTTTTAGTCTGTACTTTAATTGGATCGGATCAAATCATTCATCATCACTATCAAAAATAGAAAACGTAACTCTCTCAGACTCGGCGGGCCTAGGGGCCGGTTCAGGAGTGGGTTCCCACTCAAAGTCTAAAGCAGTAAAAATACTGGCCCCCTGACGATGAAGAACTTGAGGACTCGGAGGAGGAGTCAGAGAGCTCCTCACGACACCGAAGTGAGTGGACACAAACCGCCGCTCCAAAGCTTGGATATCCACTTCTTTCACTTTCGGGTCCGTCGAAAATAGCTCCCGGATGGTATAATTCGAAGTCACAATAATCGTCTTCGGACGAATTTGGACCTGAGAACCCTTCATCTCCACTGGAAAAGAGTACCTGTCCGTCCACCTCTTGAGAAAGGAATAGAGGTAGGTATGAGAAGTATCCAGGTCGTCGATGATAACAGTCTCTTGATTCGAATAACCATCCCACCACTTGTTCGGTAGCTTATCATAATGTTCGTTGTTAGTCCCAAGTCGAGCGGTGTAACTCTTCCCAGTCCCAGGAGGTCCATAGTACCACTTACCGCAAACCCCGTCGATAGATTCGAGTGGACGTTGATGATCGGACTGGATGGTCTTGAATGCTCTGAGGTGCGGTACGAGTACATGAGGCTCAATGTCGTAGACACGTCCGGCTTTAGCAAGCTCATAGCCAGCTTCAAGTTGAAGCCTATGAGCCGTACGCGCATGCTCAGTCTGCTGAGCAGGACATTGGCCATCTTCATAGAAGTTGCCGTCCTTTTTGCAGTAATCAGAGGCCTGCTTGGGCGTCCCCCGCATTGGTTCCCAATGAGCACCAGGCAGGATCTTCTTGCAACCAGTAAGACGCTTCTTCTCCTTGAAGACGATGTAGCCCTGTAGATGCGGCGTGCGCTCTATGAGACCTTCCTCTTCGCCATAAATCAAGTACGAGTACGGAGCCATCGATAGGTCGAGCTTGTCTCGGTGAGTCCAATTATTAAGCGTGAAGCACCAATGCTTAGCGTAAGTAGGAGTCTTTCCAACCGTACCTACTAAGTCGAGATCGGCCATAGTTAGCGGAGATTTAGAAAGAGTACAGAAAAAACAGATCTTTTGGGGAGTGGTCTGATCTTTATCACTTTGGTCCAAGATCTGACAAGGTGGGTAATACTAGCCACCTTGTCTTTGGACCACTCCCTTATATAGTAAAAAATTTGATGATCATGTACGTTATGTAAAATAAGCAGTATGAATCGGACGTCTGCACAGAAGGGATATATGCAGACTAAATTTACAGAATTTTTAGTACTCGAAAGATCTTTTTCTGCGTAGATGTCTGTTTTTGTTTGTTGTTGGCATTAGTTTCTCTTTTATATCTTACTCCCCGTATCGCACGGGAAGCGCTTTGTTGTTCTGTAATTGGGGGGAGTGTATAGAAAGCGTTCTTGCTCGGCCCTCCGGGCCTCGGGAAGCTCGTGCTACGCACTCGCCTGGGCCCTACGGGCCCAGCGTGGCGCATTCATACGGAGAGTTATTACCTCCGGTGGGATACGATGCTCGTGCTGCGCACTCGCCAACGTTACAAATACCATAGGGTTAGCGTGTAGCTGAAAAAAATATGTCTCAGCACACAGTTATGCTAAGATAGAGTTAACCACAGAAACTCCTGGCTCGGCCCTGCGGGCCTCGGGAAGCTCGCGGCATTCAAGCCGCTCGCCAATCGGCTGTGTTTAGTCAGGTGTCTTCGAAAGCCAAGGGGGGCCCCCTGAGGGCCCCCCTTGAACCCCCGGTTAGTGGGTTATAGTATTTGTTTGGATAGAAAAGAAAAAGTGTCGCTAATGTATATAAACATGTTTTTTTTTATTTTTGTTCTTTTGTGCACACAGACAGAAAGTCACAAACACACTACACATCAGTGTAAAGGAATTGCTGAGCCCAGTTGTACATAACTGAGTTGTCGTAATCAGTTAGAACGACGTAGGCGAGGCCGTTCATAGACGCGTACGCATCATTTTCTCCATCGCCGAGCTGAACTTCCATGTTCAGAGCGATCTTCTTCTCCAGAAAGACACCGAGAGGGAGTCCGTCCGGGAAGTAGTTCGTATTGTCGTTGGTCACTGTCGTGGTACTGTTCACTTGGCCTGGCTGGGGCACTCCCAGATAGACAACCTCGTCGACGAGCACAGAGTACTTGTGACGGTTCTCCCAGGAGAGCGGTTGTGTGAGCTCGGTTCCACCCGCGGTGGGGTCGAGTATGATGGAGAGTGGCCAGACAGCAGCCTCATCTTCCTCCTTGAGCCTCACCACGATAATTCGGGCGGTGGCTGCCCCAGATGGATAGAGAGCGAGACTCTGAACAATGCCGTCTGGAAGCGCAGAACGAAGCGTCATCCGAAGATCCATAGACTTTGCACGAATCCGATCACCAATGCGCTCATTGTCAGAAGTGCCCTTGACCGGGAAAATCCCTGCAAAATGTTGCAGAGAGGCACCTGAAAAGACGCGAGCAGTGGCGGGATTCTCGAGCTGAGAGAAAGTAAACTTGACCTCAGGCTTGGTTTCTCGACTGAGCTTCTTGACTTGCTTGGCGAGTTGTGCGACAGTAGCCTTCTGCTTGCGGCCCACACGGCGAGCCCCAGAGCGACGAGCACGACCAACAGAACTGGCGGTGTTAGAAGTAGTGTCGGATCGAACAACACGTGGCATCTTAGTTCAGAAATGATTGAAATTTTGGTTCATCATAGAAAAAAAAAGTAAGTTTATATATTTGAGTTTTGTGATCTGTACTTTAATTGGATCGGATCAAATCATTCATCATCACTATCAAAAATAGAAAACGTAACTCTCTCAGACTCGGCGGGCCTAGGGGCAGGTTCAGGAGTGGGTTCCCACTCAAAGTCTAAAGCAGTAAAAATACGGGCCTCCTGACGATGAAGAACTTGAGGACTCGGAGGAGGAGTCAGAGAGCTCCTCACGACACCGAAGTGAGTGGACACAAATCGCCGCTCCAAAGCTTGGATATCCACTTCTTTCACTTTCGGGTCCGTCGAAAATAGCTCCCGGATGGTATAGTTCGAAGTCACAATAATCGTCTTCGGACGAATCTGGACCTGAGAACCCTTCATCTCCACTGGAAAAGAGTACCTGTCCGTCCACCTCTTGAGAAAGGAATAGAGGTAGGTGTGAGAAGTATCCAGGTCGTCGATGATAACAGTTTCTTGATTCGAATAACCATCCCACCACTTGTTGGGTAGCTTATCATAGTGTTCGTTGTTTGTCCCAAGTCGAGCGGTGTAACTCTTCCCAGTTCCAGGAGGTCCATAGTACCACTTACCGCAGACCCCGTCGATAGATTCGAGTGGACGTTGATGATCGGACTGGATGGTCTTGAATGCTCTCAGATGCGGTACAAGTACATGTGGCTCAATGTCGTAGACACGTCCGGCCTTGGCAAGCTCATATCCAGCTTCAAGCTGAAGCCTATGAGCCGTACGCGCATGCTCAGTCTGCTGAGCAGGACATTGGCCGTCTTCATAAAAGTTGCCGTCCTTCTTGCAATAATCAGATGCTTGCTTGGGTGTCCCCCGCATTGGTTCCCAATGAGCACCAGGCAGAATCTTTTTGCAACCAGTAAGACGCTTCTTCTCTTTGAAGACAATGTAGCCCTGTAGATGGGGTGTACGCTCAATGAGCCCCTCCTCTTCGCCATAAACCAAGTATGAGTACGGAGCCATCGATAGCTGGAGCTTGTCTCGGTGAGTCCAATTATTAAGCGTGAAGCACCAGTGCTTGGCATAAGTAGGAGTCTTTCCCACAGTACCTACTAAGTCGAGATCGGCCATAGTTAGCGGAGATTTAGAAAGAGTACAGAAAAAACAGATCTTTGGGGAGTGGTCCGATCTTTATCACTTTGGTCCAAGATCTGACAAGGTGGGTAATACTAGCCACCTTGTCTTTGGATCACTCCCTTATATAGTAAAAAATTTGATGATCATGTACGTTATGTAAAATAAGCAGTATGAATCGGACGTCTGCACAGAAGGTATATACGCAGACTAGTTTACAGAATTTTTAGTACTCGAAAGATCTTTTTCTGCGTAGATGTCTGTTTTTATTGTTTGTTGGCATTAGTTTCTCTTTTATATCTTACTCCCCGTATCGCACGGGAAGCGCTTTGTTGTTCTGTATTAGGGGAGTGTAGTAGAAAGC